CAGCAACAGCAATGTATGCTTCTGGAATAACAGATCCACAGACACTAGCATACTCACTACTTGGTGCACTTGTGCCAGTAGTATTAAGAGCAGCCAATCCTGCAGACAAGGCGTTTGGCAGAATGCCATCAGCAGAAGATGTAGATGTTGCAGTTAAGACTGCAAAGGTAGTAAAGAAGACCGCTAAGAAGGCTCCTGCAAAGAAGAAGTCGTCTGGTGGAGGAACTTCTCACAACGTCTTGTAATAAGACTAAATAAGATTTGGCGGTTGTCATTTGACAGCCGTCTTTTCTTATGCTATAATATTTATGCCTGCCCAATAGGGGGGCAAATTAAATTATTCGCTTGAAAGGGGAATAACATGGTAAATCATTTATATCTGGATCTATTCAATGATCCTTTTTTTATTGGCTTTAACAGAGAGTTGGGTCGATTAAACGCAGTACATAAGGGAAACTCTCAGTCCTATCCTCCCTATGATCTTCTTAAATTAGATGAAGATACATACAGAGTTTCTTTGGCTGTTGCTGGTTTTTCCAAGGGAGATATTGATGTCACAGTAGACAATGGAACCCTTATTATTAAGGGTGAGATTGTAGAGGTAACAGATGCAGAGGTAGTCCACAAAGGTATAGCAGGACGCAAGTTCGTAAGATCTTTTGCTCTTGGTGAGTATATGGAAGTGACCTCAGCAGAACTCAAGGATGGCATTTTAAATGTAAATGTAATCAGGGTAGTTCCAGAAGAAAAGAAACCTAAGTCTATTAAAATCAAGTAGTATAATAGACAGTATTCCGTCATGATACATGCAGTTGCTACTAGCAACCTTATTGCTGAGTACGGATAAGCCCAAGATCGCAACTTGGGGGACCTGAGCAAGTCTATAAACTGCTCTTTTTTTATGCTATAATTATTCTATGACGAACTCAGATTGCTGTCCAGAAGAACTAGAGAAAAAGGCCCCCTGCTGGGATGGATATGTACAGCGTGGCATGAAGCCAGGCGCAAATGGTAAGCCAGTTCCAAATTGTGTTCCTGCTGCTAAGGCTGATGATCTTTGGGAAGATGATGACACTGTTGAATATGATACAGACTCTGTATCAAAAGCAGAAGGTTATTCACCACCTGCAGGAGCAAGGGCTGCTGCTCGTAAAGCAATTAAATTTAAAGAAGATGGCAAGGCAAAAGGAGCAGGAACTTCGGTTGGCTGGACTCGTGCAGGGCAGTTAGCAAGAGGAGAAACTTTATCTCTTAGTACTGTTAAAAGAATGTACTCATACTTCTCACGACATGAAGTAGACAAGAAGGGTAAAGACTGGGCCAACCAAGCAAACCCATCTAATGGATATATCATGTGGTTAGCATGGGGTGGAGATGCAGGCTTCTCATGGTCAAGAGGAATTGTTAATCGTGAAAAAGATAAGGCATTGTTTGCTGACTTTGGTAAAGATCATACTAAGGTACAAAGAGAAACACACACGATCTAATGGGAAATAGAAAAGCATCTGGTAAGTTTAGGACAAAGCATCCATTTAATCCTGTTCAGATTAAGGACGGAATGATTGTTCGTTTAAGAAAAGACGGTACTGTAAAAGCAGTGCTTGGTAAGTACGGCGAGTATAAGAAAAATAAAGAGTGAAAAAGTACAATAAAGTTTATTTTTTGCATATTCCAAAAACAGGCGGTAGGTTCTTTAGCAAGTATATCCTTAACCCAATTGCCGAAACTTTAGCAAAAAATGAAATTGAAATTGTTAAACTGCCAACTAATGTCGATAAGCATGGTGGCTGGCATAAAGATATAGATGAAAGTACATATATAATATGTATATTTAGAGATCCAGTTGAATTTTTTGTTAGTGCTGTAACACACATGGCAGCAGGAGAACAAGGTTTGATAGACGAGAAAAGTGACTTTATAGTTAAAGAAAAATCAAAAAAAGCACAAGTATCTAAAGAATATTTATTTAACTCGTTAGAAGAATTAAAGTATATGAAAAATTTTCAATCACAAAACTTTTTTTTAAGTCCACAGAGTAGGCATATTGTATCTGAATCCAGACATTTTTATAATGAAAAACAGGATTTAGACTTTGATTTAATACACAAAAGAGTTTCTAGAATTAATTTGATGATAAGAACAAATGATTTAAAAACATTAAATTATGATTTATTAATTCAAAAAATATCTCAAGATTTAGAAATAGATATAGATATCGATTCAAGTTCAATAGATAGAGATTATTATAAAAATGACGCATCACAAAATCTTTTAAGCAAATTAGACAATAATGAAATTAAAAAGATACGTAATAATTTTTTATTTGATCAAAAAATTTATAATAATGATTTATTATTTTGGACAAATTTTAAATAATTAAACATTGTTTGTTTAAGATAAACTAAAGATAAATCCTGGTAAACAATATCTAACTTGTTTTCCCATAACAGTTTTTACTGTGTGCAGATACTCAGGACCAGTTTTGAAAACCATTGCAGATGCTTTAGGCGGTTTTATAGTAATGTTTTTATTCAAAAAAGATAACTCTCCACCATCATAGTTGTCGTTTATATATATAACTGCAGCATACTCCCTATTTAAATTTCGAGAATCTTTTACTTCGTCTATATGCGCCTCCATATGTTCTCCGACTGGCTGTCGCAAAATTCTTCTGTATCCAGATATTTCTATTTTTTCTGGAGGATGGTTACAAATGTTTTGTATTTTTCCACATATAGTTCTTTGCAATTCAAAATTGTCATGATCATAAAATTTATTTTGAAAATTTGGACTAAGACCTTCATTATGAAGTTGCCAGTCTTTTTCTTCTGTTGTTTTTATAATGTCTAACAACTTATCAATTTGTTCATTAGTCAAAAAGTCTTTTATTAAATAAATATTTGTGCCAAGTTCTTCTACATCATATTTATTTTTTTTAATACTTTCTAAACTAATCATCTCTATCATTTTTTTATTGCCTTGAGATAAATTGATCAAGCATCATTACCTTGCTCCATGCAGCACTCATGAGTTTCTCTTTCTCTTAAAAATAGGGGGCATAGTGTTGCAACATAGGCTATAAATGTTTCCCGACAAATATAGGCTAACTATGCCCTTACTACTATTATAGCATTAGGCTGGCTATAGTACAATATCTGATACCTTATACGAACTAGGGTAATGTTTGATAGACCCATCGGTAGACACTAAAAATTTTTCAAAATTCCAGCCGATATCTCTATTATTGGTAGCCTTATCTTTACAGTATTTATATATTGGGTGAGCATTGGGACCATTTACCTCTATCTTTTCAGACATTGGAAATGTAACACCATAGTTTGTAGTGCAAAATTCTTTAATAGTTTCGTTGGAATCTGGCTCCTGATTGCCAAATTGATTGCATGGAAAACCAATAACAACTAAAGATTCACCATGTGCATTTTGTAAGTCAGCATACTGGGGGGTATATCCACATTTGCTTGCTGTGTTAACTATAAGAATGTTCTTATTCTTAAAGTTTTTTAATTCAATAACATTTTTATTATTGTCTATAAAAGATAAATCGTATATGTCCATGCTTTAAGTATAGCATATTCATTGATATATTTTTATACAAGAAAAACTAATTTATTAGGCACTAACTAGAACATACTCGTCTTCATAAGACAAAATGTTTGTTGGGTTAATCCTTGATTTTTCTCCAGCAATAAGTCTTTCTATGTGATCACGAATAACTGCATTTTCTTCATTGAAAATATATTCGGATCTATCGGGACCCATTGTTGCATGAATTCCTTGTGCTGCTAAGTCTTCCTTAAGAGTACGCTCTACATCCCAGTTAAGGGTTGTAGCAGGATAATGCTTAACTACATAGCCATCTTTGTCAATCAAATACTTTTCAAAGTTAGCGTTCATCATTATGCCACCATCGTGCTGATTAAGATATCGTGATTCATAATCAGTCTTTTCAACTAAACCAGTTGCTCTTTTGTGCTCCTGCAAAGCCTTAATCTGTGCAGAGATTTCTAGATAAAGTTCATGTCTTTCTCCAAATGGTTGACCATTTCCGTTAAGTCCTGGACCTTTACCAAGCCAAGGGGCTTCTAATGGAATATCTGCGGGATTAGATGTAATCATTTC